GGAGACAACATCACTACTGGTAGCGGAAATGTCGTTATTGGTGGTGCTGATGTAAGTGATGGCACTGAAAATGACCAACTGAAAATATCATCAGGTGATGGTGATGTCACTTGGATAACAGGTGATTCATCGGGTCATGTGACCACTGGAAGTAAGATAACCAGCACATCAGCCACTCTGTCAGGCTCTAGTTTGGCTAATGGAGCCTCTTTCACATTAGCCACTGTTCCCACTACAACTAGAGGATTCAAGGCAACCATATACGTCAAGGATACAAGCAACACTGAGTATCAGATAGAGGAAATAATGGGATACAACACAGGTTCAGGTGTTGACTTCACATCATTCGGACAAGTCTACAGTGGTTCTGCTGCGATTGGTTCCTTGAATGCGACGGATAGTAGTGGGACAACATTAATACAATTTACGAATGCACAGGGTAGTGCAATTAACTACCAAGCAAGCATAAGTTTGACGCACATGGCATTGAGTTGAGGTGATTAAATGGGAAGACAACCGTTTAGACAATTAAAATCAGACGCAACTGCAAAGACAGCAGATGATTCTGCAAGTGTGACTTTACCGAGTCATGGTATGAAGATCAAAAGACTATTAGATACTACTACCTCTACATCTTTTCACGTTTTTCGTGCTAGAATGCCCATCCATCCTCTAGCACCCAATAACAGTTTCAATAGTGCAAATTTGTTTTTCTTTGCACGAAAAATATACTTCGTGCCGTTGTATTCTGCTTCCGGTGGTGTGATAGAGCATCTCATCCCTACTGCTGGAAGTGGGAATGCGACATCGGGTGTAGATGATTACAAGTTGGCTATATACGATGGTGAAAACGGTGGTCTTCCCAAGACATTGTTATCAAACACTGTTCAATGGACCCCTGCCGGAGACTTCAATTTCAGTTATTTGGATATGACAAACACTAGTGGTGGTGAATTGACCTTAGACGCTGACAGATGGTATTGGATTGCTGTGTTGGGTGCTAGTGCGACCAACAATGGAAATGTAAGTATTGGTTGCTTTAGTGCCAATAGGGGAGGAACATTTCAACTTCCCGGTATCAGTAGCCCTGCTATGAACATATACTACGATCCCGGTAATCAAACATCAATGCCTAGTTCCATAACTATGACGGGCAATAACAAATTTTTTCCGAATTCAAACAACAACATACCTAGATTCTTAATGGGCTACAAGGTGCAATCAAGTGATAACTTCTTCAAGGGGGCTTAATACATGGGTGAATGGTTTCTTCACTCTTACACAAACTCGGAAGGTGAATGGGTTAGCGAGAGAATTTTCACAGAAGAAGAGGCTAGGGAAGAATTGAGAATGATAAGAAACGGTGACTTAGAAGCATCAGACTTGTGGATGCTTTTCGATAGATATTCCAACTTGACCGAGGCACAGCAGACTGAGTTGACGACATACAGACAGGCACTTAGGGACATACCTGCTTGCTCAGACCCCTTCAATCCCCCTTACCCTACCAAACCAAGTTGGATGTAAAGAAAAAAAAGGAATGATAAAAAATGGCACTTAGAATAGCATATGATACTGAGCAGGGAATAAACTGTCCTGAAGCGCATTGCGTGATAACTAGGGTGAAATGTCTGAAAAAGTATTCACCCGATTTGAACGATGATGACGCTGATATGGTCACATTCAAGATGAGGTACAACGGGGAAATATACTATAATGAGCAAGCGTATTTAGATAATAAGTCACCTGTTGCTGGATTGAATATACAATATGACTTGGAAATGGGTGAGGATTCTAACCAATACAATATCATCAAGCAGTGCTATGAACATCTCAAAACTGTCGCTGGATTTGAGAACGGTGTGGATTGTTAGAACTTACTTGACACATGCATCTGTATCATGATGCAGATGAATACGATGTTGAAGTAAAGTATGAGCATCGTAGACAACTCCACGCCTCTCTGATCGCTGATGAGCATCGTCATTACCATCGTATGTGCCATCAAGAACACGATGACGAGAAAAGTAGAGACATTGTAGCCGATTGTGCCGAACCTCATCAGTTCAGCCTCAGTAGTGTCATGAGCGTGGTCATGAATCTATTTCTAGTCGGCACATCCAATGTTAATCCATCCATCGTCTCGTTAGCCCACTCATTGAACCAGTTGCAGTTTCTGTCCACAGTGCAGAAACTACACTGACTTGTAGATTAACATTGCGCTACTTTGCCTACAGTGAGTGCTTGGGATAGGCTATAGAAGACGTTTTCTAAGCCGATTTTCGACAAAAAATTTTACGAGAGCATCGTGGTGTCGGTCCAAAGACCCGCACACTCACGACACTCCCATATTTTCGTAGTTCTAGGAGATCCCACATACACACCCTGTATACGCATGGGTATGGTAAATGCCTCACAGTGTGGGCATTTCTTACGGAGAGCCACTTCTCTCACTCTCTTCCCTGATGAGCGTTTCCATGTACTCTTCCACGTTAGAGTGCGTGTATCGAGTGCTGCCAAACGCTGCAAAGAAAAGCAACGAGATTATTATCACAAATACTATCCAACCAAACCATTCCCAAGGTGTCATTTACCATTCAACTCCTAATTCAACTTCTTTCTCTTTTTCTATGGAGAACCCCTTTACTAAAGAGTTTTCCTGACCATACTTCCATAGATCATACACTAGAACACAGTCCTTCATGCAATACTCAGCGACTTCAACATATCCGCCCTGCTTCCACACGATAGGTGCTTCCTCGCTTGTCATTATCTTGTCCTCACCTAGGGTCTTCGTCACAAGGTTCGATAGTGTGAACCTCTCACCAGTTATCGATCTTATGTCCCTGCTTGTGTCGATGTATGCCTTCTTGTCCATGTACTTCTTGATGCAGTAGATGTCCAAGGAGTCACGTAGCACAGGTAGGTCGAAGGACACGATGTTGTGTCCTAGTAGTTTGCCCCCCTTCTCAAGATGATCATCTAGGTCAAATTTCAACTGTGAAATCGGCTTGATGGAATATCCACTCTTCGCTAGTGTGTCAACAGGCTCATCGATGTATATCGTCCCATTGCTACCATCCCATGTGCAGACAGTCGATACTTGGAACATGTGGGTGTTGCCCCAACCCCCGATCTCATGGGAGTAGTTCTTCGTCTCAAGGTCTATCGCTAGGACACTCATTTCTTATCATCCGACCAAAGTTTGTCTATCTTCTTCTGCTCTGCTGCTTTGGGGTCAGGTGAAGAAGCAGGTGTTCCTTTAGTTAGCCATGCACAGAGTTTGTCTCCACCTACGTTGATCATGGTCTTGATCTCCCAACCATCCTTACCATAGGTGTTGAGTGACTCGGTGATCACTTTGGGGCCATCTGATACGTCGAAAATGAGATATTGATGTTCGTATTTCATGATATCACTCCTTTCAATACATCCTCTGATTCAGTTGGTATTTGAACATTGTTAATTTTTTCATCCTGCATCTACTCTTCACCTATCCATTTTACATATGCTCTCTTGGCGATTCTCTTTTCCTCAAAGTTGTCAGCGATTTTCTGAAACCACTTGTATATGGTTGACTCACCTTTCTTGGTAGTGGAACGAACCTTTCCTATTAAGATTGTTTTGTTGACGAACCCATCTGAGTCCTCCTTGTTCAACTCGTCATATGCCTTCTTGAACGCATTGACGTTGGCGTTTTCCTGTAGGGACTTTCTCTCTACCCTTAACGCAGTGTCCAACCATGATACTAGGCTCTTGTAGCACTGCCTGATCAACGACCCTGCCTGTGCCACGTTCCTTGAGTTGACTTGGAACCTCTGTGACTTGTCCTTGATGCTAGGTGCTTCAGCAATGGCACACAGCACAGACAACCTGACTAGGTGGTTGTTCAACCTAGTTAGGAAGTTCGTTGCTATCTCCATGACCTCTGCCCTACTGCTTTCAACGTACTTCCTCATGCTCTCATACTCACGAAGCACTGCTGAGTTGAAGTCATTGGAGTAGGTGATGACCCTCAGTGGATCATTGTCAACGTCTGTGTATCTCTCCTTCAGAGTCTCATGCACCTTGGCAAATCCTTGGGCGAACTTCTCTATCGGTGCTTTGTTGTCAACGATCTTACCATACTCATTGATCACACTGGTGCGTATCTCATCTTGTATCGATTGGGGTACTTCCCATATGAATATCAACATCCTCTGCATGATACCCTTCTCAGCGATCACTGATGTCAGTGCCTTTGGTATGTACGAGGTCGCATATACAGAGCGTTGGCACTTGCACTCTAGAACGGTATCGCCGTCCTTGAGTTTCTTGGTTATGACCCAATTCTCACCCCATAGTGTGTTCATCAGTGTCATGAGGTACATGACGACGTTCTCCTTGTGCTGAGATTGCTTGAACACACCTGAATACTCGAACTCGTCATATACAATGAGTCCATCTCCCTCCAATGCTCCTTTGATAGGGACATCGATGTACTCCCTCATTGGCCCGTTGTCACCCTCTACCACAACTTCCTCCTTGGTCATTGACCCGATCAGTGCAGCGTCGGTTATCTCCTTGACATCGAAGATGTCGAAGTGGTGTCCTCTTGACTGTAGCAACTCGAATGTCTTCTTCGCCACAGGACCAAAGAAGTTGTACAACTCGGTCTTTCCTGATCCTGAAGTTTGCATCCACAGGAAGGGAATCCTAGAGTCCTCTCTTCTCTTACCACTGGATATGCAAACCATGTCCTTGGATAACTGTCCTAATAGGACGAAGGCTGTCATTGCCGCAGGTACGTGGTTGTACTTGGACACATCCGTCGCACTTGTGGTATATTCCCTTATTATTGCCGGGAGGTCTAACCTATTGTTTGCTTCTGTCGTTTGTTCTTCTAAGAACCCATAGTAGAGTTCATCTTCATTATATTCATCTATCATATTTATATCACCATTTTATCCTCGGAGTTTAGCACATCTAGTATTCTCTGTGCAAGGACCTTTCCGAAACCCTCTAGATCAGCGATCTCCTTCACGGAGGATTCACCTATCTCCATTATAGACCCGAACTCATCAATCAGCAACTTAGCCTTTGAAGGGCTTATTCCCCTTATTGATGTCAGTACGTCTATCCTCAAATCACCTGTGCTTATCTTCTGCTTGATGAGGGTAGGGGCATGTATTTCCCTACTCACATTGCTCATCTTGCACACTGATGTTATTATTCTAGCAGCCCTCTTCGCATTATCGACTAGGATGATGTTAGCGTCTGTATCTAACAGTATCCTGCCTATGCCACCGAGGAAC